AGGCTGGAGTCACTACGTTTGCTCTAGCTATGATGGGTGATAACAGAGCTAAAAGCACAATAAATTTTTTCATGCTTTTGGTTTTTCTTTATTTGCCATTGGGCAAACTGGGGGTTTACTGTTTTTATTTCCGTTATTTGTTTGTAATCCAAAAGAATAAAGAGCAGATCCAAATATCGAAGCCACAAATGTAATATCTGTATTTGCAGTCTTTTTGATCATTGGCAAATCTATGTAATTTAGAGTAATGATAAAACCGGACCAGACGACAACGCCCAATCTAACGAAAGTACCTAATACTTCTAAATGATGTTCTTTATCTTCGGAAACGTCTTTTAATTTACCGATCAGCCCTTTCTTCGGCTGCTTAACTTCTTCCATGTAGTTTTTAGTATTGGTTTCATGGCTGTTACAACCCATTTAAAGGCTGCTGTAGCTGTCAAGGTTGCAGCCACACTAACTACTGCTGTTGTTGACGCAGTAATTAATATTTCGTTTTCCGGTAGAGGAACTTTAAAATCTAATACTGGTATATTTACTTCTCTTAATCCTGTATCTGTTTCCGTTGCTTCTGGCTCAGTACCTTCTGGGTTTTTTAAATCGCTAGGTGGTATTACTAAAGGTTTATAAAAAGGTACTTTAGCTGTTGGTAGTGGTATTGATATTGTCTTTATCGCTGGCGGAATAATAATAGTTGGTGTTTCAACTTCCATTTTTGGTTGTGAGATATAAGTTCCCAGCAATAGTTATTCGTCTTCCTTTACTTTTAAATGGGTAAACCATATGTGGAACCCATGCAGGAAATAAGAAACAAGTACCTTCTGTTGATTTATCTACTGCAACTTTAATACTTGAATAAAAGAAATTATCAACAAATTCAGTACAACCATTTAAAACTTTATCTACTTCTATGTTTGGAGTTAACTTACACTCTTCTTCAAAAGTATAAGGAATATTTACATAGACAATAAAACTAAATAACCCAGAATGTATATGTAGTGGAGAATATGAATTATTTGTACCACTGTTTAGCCAAATCCTATCAATATTTAAATCAAAATGTTTTGTTACATCAAACTCAGCTTTATTGCTATTCCATTTGTCATTGCGAAAACTATTAACAATATGATGAAAGATTAAATCATTGTGTCTTATTTGTAGATATTCAAGAGATTGTGCCTTTATAAAATCCACAAACTTTGGACATTCTTTGTCATTAACAAGATACTGGTCTTCTAAAACACCAGCTAATGATTCTGCATGATTTTGACCTAATGTTGCCTGTTTAAGATTTTGAAATACTTCATCAGACATAGGTAGTTTTGCTATTGGTCCAGCAAATTCCATAATTATTCTCCACAACTTTCACACCCTTTAATGACTTTTGGATAATCTTTCCAAGAATCTTTAATTTGGGTAAAATTTTCAGCACTAATAACAAAAGCTATACATGCTTGCTTGTTTTCTAATTTCATTTTTAAATACCTATGATGACCGTCAACAATATCGTATTTATCACCATTTGGGGTGACTAATATTGGATATCTTGTATCAACCATATGTATTTCTGATTTAGTTATTTTGGTTTTAGGTTGATGAAAAATTAGATCTTTAAAAAGAATCAACTTTAAATCAGATGCTTTACATGTATCTAATAAATCTATCAACCTATAAACTCTTTGATCAGTAGATAAAAAGTCTCTTAAATAAATTTGCATATGGGTGAATTAATTAATTAATCTAATAATTTGTCAATTTCTTCTTCTTTGTAAGTCGTACCTTTTGGTATTTTTGCTTTGACTTCTTTAATAGCTACATCAACAGCTTTAAGGTTAGTGTCGTCTCCTTCACGTGCCCAATGTAAAGCGTCAAGCTGATGTCCTACTGAAGGATAATTTCTACGTCTCGCATCTTTGTAATCAATTTCTGTTTGTACTACTTCACTTGTGTCTAACCAATCTTCGGATGCGGTAACTGGAACGTCCTTAACTTCATCAAATGGAGCACGCCTATTACCATACTCGTCAATTTGACTAAGTATGGCATCTTTTGTTTGCCCTTTTTGTATTGGAACTAGTGCCCAAGAACCGTCTTCATATTCTGCTTTTACAGACTCAGTAGTGACTTCTTTAATTTTAAATTTCATAATTATCTGCCGGCAACTGTACCGGAATTGTTGAATGTTATCGACCCACGATTGGTGATGTAATATCCAGCTTGTCCTCCGCTAGAACCTCCTGAGCCACTTGAGCCGGAAGAACCTCCTGAGCCGCTTGACCCATTTGTATGATTTCCATTACCGCCTGGATTTCCTGTATGACCAGTGTTTCCAGTTGCTCCAGCATTACCGTTTGCACCAGAGTTACCAAAAGTACCGCCAATACCGCCAGTTCCACCAGTTCCACCAGTTCCACGAGCACCGCCGGAACCACCAGAGCCAGCGTTTGTTCCGCCGCTAGAGCCGCTAGAGCCATTACCTCCTACTGATCCACTAGAACCACCAGAACCATTATGTCTACTTTGGTTATATCCTTGACCTCTTCCACCGTTTCCACCGGTACCTCCGCCGCCACCGCTGCTACCGCCAGATCCTCCAGAACCACCGTTAGTATAGTTCCATCTATAACAGTTCCAATGCCATGTTGATTCAGTACTACCATGCTGACAAGAACCACTACGGTTACAGAAGTGAGTAGTACCAACCCACGTGTTAGCGTTTTGTACAGCGTAAGCTTCACTTGCACTACAACCCCAAGAAGCTGGGTATCCACCATGTAGGTGTACAACAAAAGAACTATATTTTCCTTGTCCTCCGGTTCCACCTGTACCGCCGTTACCTCCTGTACCGCCGTTACCGCCTTTACCGCCACCTCCACCGCCACCATAAATGGTGCCAGTATTGTTGATAGTTACGCCTGATGTTTGGTTTGCAGCTATAGCATCACCTCCGGTTCCACCGTTAGCTGCTCCACCATATCCTTGGATGCTTCCAGCATTGTCAATAACTAAAGTACCACCCATACCAGTTGGTATGTTGATAGCAGGGTTACTACCAGTAGCACCCATAATTGCACTACTATTAATAATTACTCGTTTAGGTACAGCAGTTCCCCAGTTAGAACCAAAGACAGAAGCTAAGTTTACGTTTGTATTAGTAGAACTGTATGTCTGTTGTATTTCGTTTACAGCAGAATAAAAGTTTGAAAGAGAAATTTCTCCAGAAGTTGGAACATTAGTATTATTTCCAGGAACTTCTCCACCATTTCTATAGTATTCAGAAAGAGAGTGAGGGGCTGACCCCCCAAACTCATCTACTATATCTTGTATAGAAATGGATCCAGAACTCTGGATTGCCATTACTTACCTCCCTTTTTGTGTTCGTCTAGTTCTGCTTTAAGTTCGTTTATTGCGTTTATAAGTACGCCAACTATTTTTCCGTAGTCAACTGATTTAACTTCTATTGATTCTCCTGTAGAAGGGTCAGTGTCTACATTAGTTAAAACTACTTCTGGTATTACTTCTTCTACTTCTTGTGCAATAACACCTATAGAAGATTTACCATCTCTTAACCACTTATAACTAACACCACGTAACTTACCGCAGATATCTAAAGCATCATTAATAGTACTTATGTCTGTTTTTAGTCTTGCGTCAGAGTAAGCTGTTACGTTACCACTAGCAGTTAAGTTACCAGATTGATCTAATGTAAGCTTGTTGCTACCAGCCGTATTTCTGTGATACAAATTACCTTGATATTGGAAATAACTATTACTTTGGTCAGGTTGTATTTTTATACCACTACTATAATCTCCTGCCCAAGAACCACCAGCTATACGAATATCACTACCACCAGAAATTGTTACAGCACCAGCACCACCAGAAAATGAGATGTCACCTACTGCTGTATCTGCGGTATCTGCCCTTAAGAAACTACTAGCTTGTAAACCATCTACTGTGTCAGCATCCAATCCACTGCCAGAACCGTCATTACGAGAGTGCCATAGAGTTCCATATCCAGAACTGTCATACCATTGTGCGGTTGAACCTAATTTAAATCCTTTATTTTCTTCTGAATTCCATATGTATACGCTGTTGTCACTAGCAGACCACTGAATATATGCTCTGTTAGTAGTACCTTCTTGCAATCTTATATAAGGATTGGTTGCACCACTTAATTTAATTTTTTCATCAGTAGATGAACTAAATGTATAAGTAGAACCTGTTAAGGTATCACTTGCATCTGATCTTACAAACTGACCAGCTTCCAAACCATCAACTTGGTCAGCATTAATGTTTAGTGCATCAATATCTGATTTAGTCTGATCGGCAGTGGCTCCATTTTCTACATTTATCATAGTTCTTACCTCTGACGCATCTAGCCCTTGCAAACTGCCATTGCCACTTGCTATCCTTCCAGCAATTCTGTTTTGACCAAAATCTGCAATTTTATCTACTGTTACTGCATTATTAGCTATTTTTGCAGTTGTTACAACTCCACTTCCTAGTTTATTTTCTGTTATAGAACTGTTTTCTAATTTATCACTTGCATTTATAGAAGCATTTGCAAGTTTAGTTCCAGCTATTGCAGCGTTAGAAACTACGTTGTCATTTGTAACTGTTACGTCTGTTGGTAAGGCTCCAGCAGCAATTTTAGATGTTGCAATAGAGTCTGTGCCTAATTGTCCAGCTATTGAAGCAGAAGATACGTTTGACATATCTTCTCTTGCTAGTGGTCTACCACCAGCTTGTGCGCCGTCATGTACGACAGCTGTATCTTTTGTTGTGTCTATTGTGACTTCGCCTTCGGCACCAGTAAATGATGAATGCTGACTTGTCGAGCCACGTCTTAATTTTAATAATTTTGCCATTTATAGGGTACCGAAATCGAGAGTTAAATTAGTTGTTGTTATTACGTTTGGTGCAATAGTTTGACCAGCTACAAGAGCTGCAATCTCACTAGCTGTCTGATCCGCAGTAGCTCCAGACTCAATGCCATCCAGTTTTGTACCGTCAGTAGCTACATCTCTACCATCTACTGTTCCTGATATAACAATGTTTGCATTAATGGTTTGGTTTCCAGAGAAAGTATTTGCTCCAGTACCAGCTAAGTTTCCTGTTGCAGTAACACCACCTTGCCAGGCTGAACCGTTATAAATTCTTAATTCATTAGAAGAACTATCAAAATATAAATCTCCAGCAGCTAGTGCATTACCACCACCATCTGTCGATGGGTTAGATGATGCAATTTGGTATAAATCTGCAAAGTTATTTATATCTGATATGTTTCCAGCAACTGTATTAATATTGGTCGCATTGGAAACTACTGAGTTTATATTTGACGCATTTGAAACCGCAGAATTAATATTTGATGCGTTAGAAACTGCACTATTAATATTGCTTGAGTTATTAGCTACAGAAGTAATGTTGGAATTGTTTCCAGCTACGGCATCAATATTTGTTTTGTTTGCATTAACTGCATTGATATTTGTAGCGTTTGATTGAACTGCATTTATGTTGGTTGCGTTACCAGCTACGGCAGTAATGTTTGAGTTATTACCAGCTACTGCGTTTATATTTGTTGAGTTACCAGCTACAGCATTAATGTTAGTTATGCTGTCAGATACTGTTTTTATAGGGTCATCTTTAACAGTGATGGTGTTACCCATTCCACTGTGGTTTGTACAGTAATACTGGAAGTTAGTTGGCTGAGTTTCTGGAATCTTAATAGATACCTTTGCGCCAGCTTGTCCCTGAGTACCAGTAACAGTTACGTTAGTTGAATACTGTGAACTGTTAGCGTAGAAACGTAATGGATGAGATCCAAGAGTATTAGAACTTAAGTCAAATGTATATGTCCAACCTTTGTATAAAGTTAAAGCTGGCTTAGATACACCATCAATTAGATAAGCTCCTCCAGATGCAGTAACAGTAAAGGTTGCTTCATCTTCTAGTATGTCTGCAACTATATCTAATGAACCATTAGAACTTCCTGTAGTTACAGCATCACTTATAAGACCTAAGTCCTCTTGATAAGTAATCGCACCTGAGACAATAGCAATATCGTTAAGAACACTCTGTGCAGGGGTGACGATAGCCCAATTAGTCCCGTCATATACCCGTAAATTGTCATTGGAATTATCAAACCATAAGTCACCATCTTGAAGAGATCCACCATCCACTCTTTGAGTTGGGGCATTATTTGAAATTTGGTAAAGATCTGCAAAGTTATTTATGTCGACTACGTTTGCACCAGCTGCAACAATATTAGTTATGTTGCTTGCAACTGTTGTCACTTCAGTAGCTTTTGGAACTAATCTGTGGAAAGTATATGTGTTAAGTGTTGAAGTAGATTCAACTAATATTCCAAATCCTTGAGGTAAAACTGAAGGCACTCCAGTTACAGTTACCGTACTATTTCCTACAGTTCCATTTGCAATAGTTACTGTAGTTCCACTAGGAGTATAAGCCTGTGATAAAGCACCAATACTTAAAATAGCTGCTTGACCAGTAGCTCCTTGTGGGTTTGTATTTGGAAAACTTGTCTCGTTTGCAATAGTTGTAAAACCACCAACATCATCAACAAGGTCAATAATCCTGGCATTGATAGCAGCCGTTGTTGCTACTTTTGCATCTGAGTTAGACCATGTATCTCCACTAGCAATAGTTTCTGAAGAATCCTGTCTAAGGA